ATCAAAAGCGACTTTAGGTTCTTATGTTAAGAAAGCATCTGGCAAACTTGCTTCTCATGGAATTAATATGGTAGGTTCTTTAGAAAAGAGTGATATTGCTAATGCAGCATATCATGGAACAAAGATAGACAAAAGACAAAAAGGCATCTCTAAAGCAATTGACAAACTAACTACCAGCCGCAGCCGGTATTATACAGAAGAAGTTGAACTTGAAGAAGCAGTTACTGCTAGTCAATTGATTGCTAATCATAATAGTTCAGATCATGGTGGTGCTCAACATTTCTCTAATGTTGATGGAAAACATCATTCTTGGAACTATGTTAAGAAAAACAAAGAAGGCACTAAGTATGAAGTTACACCTGATAAAGGTGAAGCAGAAGGAATTGCTCATAAAGGTAAATTCCTAAAGATGCCAAAATGAAAACAATAGAAACTTCTATTATGGAGCATTATCAATTGGATAGTGTTCCATCTATTCTTGTAGAGGAGTATTCTGCTCTTATTGAATCAGATAGATTTAGTATAGATCCTGTGGTTATAGAACTTAGAGCAAATCAATGTTCTCTACATAATAAGATAAACTATATGTTAGAAGATGAATCTATTGTTTCTATAAATAACTATACACGAAATAAATTACAAAGTTTATTATTTAATAAATACAATGTAGTAGAGTATATGAATGAATCCAAAGATAATTTCTTTAAAATCATTCAATTAATAATTTAAGGAAGTTATATGGCAACAGTTAAAACTATATTAAAAAAAACATACGGGGAAGCACTTGTAAAAGTTGCTGGAACTGCTGCATCTGAAACAATAAGTCTTGCTACTGACCTACTTGCAACTAATGATTCTCTTTTGGCAGGTGGAACTCCTACTGTAAATATTGCTGCAGTTACTTGGACTGGAGTTCCTGGAGGTGTTATTACCATTACCAGAAATAGTGTAATTGTAATGACTCTAAATGCTGGTGCATCTGGATTCTTAGATTTTGGTGGACAAATATTCCCACCTGATCCAATAGGCAATACAAGTGATATCGTAGTTACAATTTCTGGTGGTCAAGCAGAATGTTGGATTAGATTAAGAAAAGTTTCTGGTTATAAAAATACAGATGCTTTGACTACTCAAAATTCATAGGGATTTGATATGAAATTAATAACAGAACAAATAATGGATGTTGAATATATCGTTGAAGCAGTTGAAGGCAAGAAGTCGCACTATATTAGTGGTGTCTTTATGCAAGCAGAGAAAGAAAATCGCAACCGTAGATTCTATCCTAGAGGTGTTTTAGAAGCGGAACTGAACAAGTATCAGACTTCTATAAATGAAAAAAGATCACTAGGTGAATTAGGACATCCTGAATCACCATCATTGAATCTTGATAAAGTATCTCATCTTATTACTGCCTTGAAATTTGAAGGTAATGATGTTGTCGGTAAGGCAAAGATACTTGATACTCCTATGGGAAATATTGCTAGGAATTTTCTTGATGAAGGTGTAAAACTTGGCGTATCCTCTAGAGGTATGGGAAGTGTATTACAAAGAGGTTCCGTTAACGAAGTTCAAAAGGACTTTAGATTAGCAACAGTTGATATAGTGCATGAACCAAGTGGGATTGATTGTTGGGTTAATGGCATCATGGAAGGTGCAGAATGGATTTTTAATGCTACATCTAATTCTTGGGTGTTAGCAGAACAAATTCAACAGGAACTTAGAAATAAGAATATGAAAGCGATAACTGAATCTCAATTAGGTTATTTCAAACACTTTTTGAACAATATTAAATAAATATAAATACTTATAATTATAATCTATTAGGAGACATAAAACCATGTCAATCGAACAAAAAATTGCAGAACTTCTAGAAGAATCTGCTAAACTGAAATTGATGGAAGACACTACTGAAGAAGTGGAAACTATTTCCGAAGAAGAATTTACACAGTTAGATGAATCTTTATTTGAAGAAGATATTACTTTAGAAGAACTTGAAGATTTTATGATGTCTGAAGACTTTGAACAATTAGATGAATTATCTAAAAAGACTTTAGGTTCTTATATGCAAAAAGCGAGTAACTATCTTGATTCTGGAAGTTATAAACATGAAATACCGCATCAAGGGCATTCTGATATGCATAGTGTGAAAGGTGCTCAAACACGACTCGCTCAAACTAGAAAAGAAATACAATCTAATAAATCAACTGTATCACCAAGCAACAAAGTTGCAAGAGCATTAAAGCACCATGAGTTAAAATCAACTGCTTCTGACCAATTACAAATTGCAAAAAAAGCTAGAGAAAACAAAGTTTTTAGCGATAAAAATTCCAATATAGAAAAAAATCGAAAAGTTGGTTTATCCAGAGCAGCAGATAGAACTTTTAAAGAAGATTTCAATGTCCAAGAAGACGTTGATGCTTTACTTTTCGGTGAAGATTTAACAGAAGAATTTAAAGTAAAAGCTGCTACAATTTTTGAAGCAGCAGTTATGGCAAGAGTTAATGCAGAAGTTGAAACTCTTGAAGAAGCATTCGAAGCACGTTTAGTTGAACAAGCTGAACTTGACAAAGAAGAAATTATTGAAAAAGTTGATGGATACCTTGGCTATGTAGTCGAGCAGTGGATGAGTGATAATGAGATTGCAATTGAAAATGGTTTAAAATCTGACATTCTTGAAGGATTTGTAGACGGTTTGAAAACTTTGTTCGTAGAACATTATATTGAAGTTCCAGAAGAAAGATTTGATATTGTAGGTGATCTACAAGAACAAGTTGATTTTCTTGAATCTAAACTTGATGAATCTTTAGAACAAAATGTTCAAATGATGAAAGAACTTAACGAAATGACCCGTGATTCTGTTACTGGCGAATTTTGTTCTGATATGACTGATACTGAAGTAGAGAAGTTTACTGCTCTTGCTGAAGAATTGTCTTACGAAGATGCTGAAAACTTTGCATCTAAACTACAAATTATCAAAGAAAATTATTTTGGTAAAAAACCATTAACGCATGTTGAATCTGTTGTTACTGATTCACCTGTACAACTTAACGAAGAAACTAAAATTGTCGATGCAAATGTTGCTCGATATCTAGAAACTTTTAATAGAATTAAATAAAACAATAAGGAAATACAAATGACAACTCGTCCTGATTTATTAGCAAAATGGGCTCCAATCCTGGAACATTCTGCTTTACCTGCAATTAAAGATCATTACCGTAAAGAAATCACTGCTGTTCTTTTAGAAAACCAAGAAAGAGACATCCGTGAATCAAGCCAAAGTTCAAACTTGTTCGAAACTTCACCTGTAAATGGTGTTGGTTCTGGTCAAATTGGAACTGTTAATGCTACTGCTACTGGTGGTGTAACTGGTTATGACCCAGTTCTTATTTCTTTGGTTCGTAGAGCTATTCCACAAATGATCGCATTCGACATCTGTGGTGTTCAACCAATGACTCAACCAACTGGTTTGATCTTCGCTATGAAGAGCCGTTACTCAACTCAAGGTGGTGCTGAAGCATTATTTAATGAGCCAAACACTGCTTTCTCTGGTTCTGCATTAGCAACTACTTTGTTTGATGGTGATGCTACTCCTACTTCTAGTGCTACTCCTTCTACTATCGCTCAAACTTTAAGCGGTACTGCTAACACTGGTACTACTGGTACTGGTAACTTAACTGTTACTCAAGAAGCAAATGAAGCTTGGGCTCAAATGGCATTCTCAATTGAAAAAACTTCAGTTGTTGCTGTTACTCGTGCATTGAAAGCAGAATACTCTGACGAATTAGCACAAGATCTTAAAGCTGTTCATGGCTTAGATGCTGCTGCTGAATTGAGTTCAATTCTTTCTCAAGAAATCACTGCTGAAATCAACCGTGAAGTAATTCGTAGAGTTTATATTTCTGCTGAAGTTGGTGCTCAAGTTGGTACTGCTACTGCTGGAACTTTTGATCTTGACGTTGATTCTAATGGTCGTTGGTCTGTTGAAAAATTCAAAGGTCTTATGTTCCAAATTGAACGTGAAGCTAATGCAATCGGTCAACGTACTAGACGTGGTCGTGGTAACTTCATCATCACTTCTGCTGATGTAGCTTCTGCTTTAGCAATGGCTGGTGTTTTAGATTACTCTTCAGGTCTTTCTAACAACTTGAATGTTGATGATACTTCTACTACTTTTGCTGGTGTTCTTAACGGCAAATACAAAGTATATGTTGATCCATATGCTGCTAACAGTTCTGCTGCTCAATACTTTGTTTGTGGTTATAAAGGTACTTCTGCATTTGATGCTGGTATTTTCTACTGCCCATATGTTCCTTTACAAATGGTAAAAGCACAAGATTCTAATACTTTCCAACCTAAAATTGGTTTTAGAACTCGTTATGGTATGGTCAGCAATCCTTTTGCTGCTTATTCTACTACTAACATTGATGCGAACGGGATGTTTTTGAACGCAAATAGTTATTACAGAAAGGTCGCTGTTACTAACTTGATGTAGTATTAATCTTCGGATTAAAAATATGAAAGGAGGCTTCGGTCTCCTTTTTTTATGGATGAGTTTTCAATTATTATAAATAGTAATGAAAACAAAAAATGCCAATCACGAGTTTACGAGACTCTATTGGCTCTAATAACTTACTAGGAGTATCAGCATGAATATTTATACCTCAGAAAAAGCACTTCCATATGTCTATCGATTGGATAATCCTATAACTGGAGAAATTTATATCGGATATCGCGAGGCAAACGAACTCCCATCTCATTTAGACCTTCCAGAATACAGAACTTCCTCTAAATATGTTGAACCGAGATTTGAAGAATTTAATCGCACTATTGTTGCAGAGTTTTTCATTGGTACCGATGCATACGACCACGAGCAATTATCTATATACGAAAACTGGGACAATCCTTTATTGTTAAATAAGCAACATTATCACGGAAAAAAACGCTGGAAAACTGGAATATGTTCTGAAGAAACAAAATCGAAGATGTCTAACACTCGTAAAGGTGTTCCAAAATCAGCCGAGCATAGTGCTAAAATAAGTGCTTCTCTTAAAGGTGTTCCAAAACCACCAGAACAAAGTGCTAGAATGTCTGCATTACATAAAGGGAAGATTATATCTGTAGAACAAAGAGCAAAATTAGCTGCTGCTAATATGGGAAAGAAACACTCTGAGGAAACTAAGGCAAAGATCGGAGCAGGAAACAAAGGAAAAATTATATCTTTAGAACAAAAATCTAAAATATCTGCTGCTCATTCTAAGAAAGTAGAATGTCCACATTGTGGAAAAATAGGTGGCAGGATTATGTATAGATGGCATTTTGATAACTGCAAACAACTCTTATAAATAGTAGTATAACCAACCGAAGGATATACTATGGCACTTATACCCGAAAATCTTAATCCACTTTCTCCTAATGGATTTCAATTCTCAATACAGAAACTTCCAGAACTTACTTACTTTGCTCAACAAGTTAGTATTCCAGGAATTAGTCTTCCAAATGCAATTTTTAATACTCCTTTCTCACAAGTTAAAATTGCTGGTGATGTATTAACGTATGAACCTCTTAATGTAGAATTTCTTGTTGATGAAAAGATGTCAAATTATCTTGCTCTATATGATTGGATAATTGCTATGGGATTCCCAGAAAATTATGATCAATATATAAGTTGGCAGGGTAAATTCAATACTCCTTTCTTATCTGAAATAGCAAAGAACTTCTCTGATGCAACTCTTACTATTCTAGGAAGTAATAATGTTCCTATTCAGACTATTAACTTTGTGGATTTGATACCAACAAATTTAAGTTCGATTAGTCTCACAACAACTTCTACAGATGTCCAATATATAACTTGCACGGCAACTTTCGAATACTCCTATTATAAATTTGTTTAACCAGTGAGAATATTATGGCAACACTTGATGAAATTACTGCCCTATGGGATATCGACTCTACGATAGATTCAAACCACCTAGATGATGAATCAGTAAAAACTGCTAAACTTCATGCGAAATATATCAGTCTATTGATGAATACTAAATTGCGTTATAGCAAAACAAAGGTCGATGCAAACACACTTCGAAAAAATAAGTTCCGATACTATCGTGGTGAACTATCCAAACAAGAACTTACTGAACTTGGTTGGGATCAATGGCAATACACAAAACCACTAAAGAATGAGATGGATGAATTTCTGAAAGGAGATTCTGATATAACTGCAATGGATCTTAAACTTGAATACCTTACAGCAACAATCTATCTGTTAGAATCTATTCTAAAATCTATTGCAGATAGAACTTGGTCTATTCGAAACTGTATTTCATACAAGACATTTTTGGCTGGTGGTTAAGTGACATTACTTAAAGTAGAAAAATATGATGAAGCATTTATCCGTATATTTACAGATAAATCCACTGAACAAGAACTATCAGACTTCTTTACTTTTCCAGTTCCTGGTGCTAAATTTATGCCTAAGTTCAAGGCAAAGATTTGGGACGGCAAGGCACGACTTTTTAATCTCCAAACTAAAAAACTCTATGCTGGTCTCATTGATTATGTAAAGGAATTTGCCTCAAGAAATGATTATGAACTGGAAATTGCTGAGGGTGTAGAGTATGATATGGACATTACAGTTGAACAAGTTGAAGGATTTGCTAAAGTAATCAATCCTTGTTCAAAAGGTAATCCAATTGAGATAAGAGATTATCAAGTAGATGCTATTCATAAAGCATTGAATAATTGTAGAACAGTCCTATTGAGTCCGACAGCATCTGGTAAATCTTTGATAATCTATACCTTACTCAGATGGTTCCTTGCTAAAGGGTTAACTTGTATTATCATTGTACCAACAACTTCCTTGGTAGAACAATTGTATTCTGACTTTGAGGATTATTCTACAGGTAATGGATGGAGAACTGATGATAATTGTCAGAAATTGTATTCAGGATTATCTAAAGATTTTACTTCTAATGTTCTAATTACAACTTGGCAATCTACCTTTAAGTTATCAAAGGACTGGTGCAACCAATTCGATGTAGTCTTTTCGGACGAATGTCACCTTGCTAAAGCATCTTCTTTAACAGGTATGTTTGAGAATATGACTGATGTTAAATATAGAATTGGAACTACTGGAACAATAGATAATTCTCAAGTTAATCAACTTCAACTTGAAGGAATAATGGGTCCAGTTCATCGTGTAATTACAACTAGACAGTTGATGGATTCTAATCGGGTAGTTCAACTTGATATCAAATGTTTACTATTGAAATATCCAGAAGAAATTAGAAAGATATATAGTGGTATGAAGTATCAAGAAGAGATGGACTTTATTGTATCCCATGAGGGTAGAAATAAGTTTATAACTAATCTTGCATTGAAACAAGATGGCAATACTTTGGTTCTATTTCAATTCGTAGCCAAGCATGGTAAAGTTCTTCATAAGATGATACAAGAAAGATTAGAAGATGATAGAAAGTTATTCTTTGTATCTGGTGAAGTGAATGCAGAAGAAAGAGAATATATAAGAAAGGAATGTGAAAATGAATCTAATGCAATTATTGTTGCTTCCTTTGGCACATTTAGCACTGGTGTTAATATCCCATCAATTGAAAATATTATTTTTTCTAGTCCAACTAAGTCTAAAATTAGGAATCTTCAATCAATAGGTAGAGGGTTAAGATTAAGGGAAGGAAAGACTTCTTGTATACTGTATGATATTGCAGATGACCTTTCTTGGAAATCTTCTAAGAATCATACTTTAGGTCATTTCAGTGAGAGAGTAAAAACTTATTCAGAAGAACAATTTGACCTTAAGTTACATCAGATAGAGATAAAATAATCTTTATCTACTAATCTACTTAACCCGACTACAGATAAAGTATAACACTAAAATCAGTAAAAGTAAAGATAATGACTAACTTATTGATTTGTAATATGTTATCAAAAAATAAGTAGATTTAAACGTATTTAAGCAATCTAAGACGTAACTTTATACGAATTACAGAAATTAATGAAAAAACAGTGTTGTAAGTTATTGATATATAAAGTAATAAAAACAAGAAAATGAAGGAAAATAGAAGAGTCTAGACTTTTTCTTATAACATAAAAATATAGTAAAGTCAACACAAACTTTACTTTTAGATGGTTCTATAGTATAATATATTAAGTTAAATATTAAGTGAGATGATTATGGCTGAGTATGTAAGTAATAAGGATTTCTTTGCAGCAATAGTTGAAAGAAAAGCACTAATGAAGACAGCAGATGAGGAAGGTAATGATGTTCCTCAAATCTCTAATTATCTCGGGGAATGTATTCTTAAGATAGCAAACAATCTTGCTAACAAAGGAAACTTCAACGGATACTCTTTCAAAGATGAGATGATATGTGATGGTATTGAAAACTGTATCAAGTATTTCGATAAATTCGACCCAGTTAAATCCTCTAATCCATTTTCTTATTACACGCAAATCATATACTTCGCATATCTCCGTAGAATTGCTAAAGAGAAACAACAGTATCAACTTAAACATAAAATTATTCAATCAGTTGGTAATATTGTTTATGAACTCCAAGAACAAGATGATGACCAAGAATTTGTCAACTCATACAGAGAGTTCCTGGCTGAGTTCAGTAATGCAGAACTTCCAAACACAGTTAGAAAGGTAAAGGTTCCAAAGGTAATAGTTCCGACTTGTCAAACTTTGGATGTGATATCTGAATGAAAATAGCAATTTGCGGTGATACTCATTTTGGTGTAAGATCTGATAGTCCTAACTTTCTTGCTCTACAAGATAAGTTTTATACTAATGTCTTTTTGCCATATCTTATTGAGAATGATATTAAAGTTGTATGGCAACTTGGTGATATGTTCGATAGAAGGAAGTATATCAACTTCAATACTTTGGCTGAAAGTAAAAGGTTCTTCTTTCAACCTTTACAAGATGCTGGTATAGAGGTTCATACATTGTTGGGTAACCACGATCTGTATTACCGTGAATCATTATCTGTAAACTCTACAGGATTATTGCTAGGTGAGTTTACAAATCTTCATATTTATGATAAGATGACAAAATGGGATGTTGATAATACATCTATCGATATCATTCCTTGGATATGCAAAGAGAATGTAGAAGAAGCATTTGAATTTATCCGAGATAGTAAATCTGATTTGTGTTTCGGGCATTTTGAGTTTTCCAATTTTCCGATGCATAAAGGACAAGATGTATCAGAATTGAAACAACTTATCGATTCTGGTGAAATAAATTACAAAATGTTTGCAAAATATGAGGGTGTGTATTCAGGTCATTTTCATACAAAATCTGATAGAGAAAATATCCATTATGTCGGCACTCCTTATGAAATGACTTGGTCTGATTACAATGATCAAAAAGGATTTCATATATTTGATACCGAAACGAGACAAACAGAATTCATTAAGAATCCCTATACAATGTTTCTTAGACACGAATACAATGATGAATTGAATGATTATGATACTATCGATATTGCTCAGTTCCAACAAAAGTATATCAAAATAGTAGTAGTAAAGAAAACAGATTATTATAAGTTCGACCAGTTTCTAAAGAAACTATATGAATCAAATACATATGAGATTAAGATACTTGAGGATTTATCAGACTTCTCGGAAGGAGTTGTTGATACTTCTACTATAAGTATTGAAGATACCGCTGAAGTGTTAAACAACTATATAGATTCAGTTGCTGATGATACAAATCGTGATAAGATAAAATCCTTTATGAAAGGTCTTTTCCTAGAAGCCAAAGAAATATTATGATAAAATTTAAGTATGTTGAGTGGAAAAACCTTTTGTCTACTGGTAATGTTCCAACAAGAATTGACCTAGATGTTCATCCATCTACCTTGATTATTGGTAAGAATGGTAATGGAAAGTCAACTATCTTAGATGCCTTGACATTTGCCCTATTCAATAAACCTTTTAGAAGTATTACTAAGCCACAACTTGTCAACTCTATCAATGGTAAGAATCTCCTGGTAACAGTTGAATTCGAAGTTGCTGGAAGTGTTTATCGTGTAATTCGTGGAGTTAAACCTAATCTGTTTGAGATATGGAAGAATGATGTTCTAATTACACAAGATGCTGCTCTTAAGGATTATCAAATTGTATTAGAGCAACAGATTCTAAAGATGAATTTCCGAACTTTTACTCAGGTGGTAATATTAGGTTCATCTTCTTTTGTTCCATTTATGCAGTTATCTGCTAGTAATAGAAGAGAAGTTATTGAGGATATCCTGGATATTAGAATCTTTAGCACAATGAATACCTTGCTTAAGGAAAAGATCCAATACACCAAGCAACATATTGATAATGTGACTACCAGTATCCAGATTGCTAAATCTACTGTAGATAATCAACAAAACTTGATTAATAGTATGATGACTAGTAAACAAAATCATATCGAAACTATACAAGTTAGAATCGACAAGAATCAAAAAGATATATATACTACTGAAAAGAACTTAAAAGACACTGAAGACGAAATTGAGAAGTTGCAACTACAAATTGCTGATGCAAAAGTAGTTCACGAAACAATATCTCACGCCAATTCTATGGTCAAGACTATTGTTCATAGTAATAGTATAATGGAAAAGACTTTAGGGTTCTTTGATGAAAATGATAGTTGTCCTTCTTGCTCACAAAATATTCCGCATGAACATAAATCTTCTATTAGAGATACACTCCAAAACGAATATGATTTGAATCTAGTTGAGATTGACCAACTTAACCAGGAAATACAAAGATGTAATACAAGGATGAGTGAAGTGAATAAGATTGCTTCAGAAGTTCTTGCTGCAAAGAACGGAATATATACCTATACTTCTGCTATAAAGACTCTGAAAGAGCAAAACTCTGGATTAGAACTTGATATCAAAACTACCCAGAAAGATCAGGGTAACATAGATGTTGAAAGAGATAAGTTAAAAGAGTTTGCTAATGTTGCTATTGAGAACATTGCCACCAAGACTATTCTCCAAGAACAAAGAAACATTGAAGATATTGCTTCTATATTATTGAAAGATACAGGTATTAAAACTGCCGTCATCAAAGAATATCTCCCAACAATGAATACTCTGATTAATAAGTATTTAACTGCAATGGACTTTTTCGTCCAATTTACTCTGGATGAATCGTTCAATGAATCTATTAAATCCAGATACCGTGACGACTTTACCTATGCAAGTTTCTCGGAAGGAGAAAAACAAAGGATAGATTTGGCATTATTGTTTTCTTGGAGAGAAATAGCAAGACTTAAGAATTCTGCTAATACCAATCTGTTATTGTTGGATGAAGTTCTGGAAGGAAGTTTAGATGCTAATGGAACTGATTATGTAATGAATTTGTTATCTACATTGGGTGAACATTGTAATGTGTTTGTAATCAGTCATAATGTTGACCAGATTGTAGATAAGTTTAAGAATGTTATAACAATAGAAAAGAGACACGATTTTAGTGTAGTAGCATAAATATAATACAAAATTATGAACATAGACTTAGATGAAAATTATATCAACAAAGTAACTTCTAAAGATCTTTATCTTGCAGAAATATATTCGATGACAAACATTCAATTAAACGAAAGAGTTGCTAAATTGAATATAGACTTAGCAGGCATCAAGATCCAAATAGCACAAGCAAACGATAAAATGGCGAGGGATATTCAAATAGATTTGAGGTGGTTGAGTAGAACTAGATTGGCTAGAAAGCATAAGTGTCAAGAAATACTGCAGACCAATTCTGAAATAAACAGAAGGAAAAAATTAGAACCATCAATAATTACCTTTAGGGATATAGCAAAACAATATTTGCCTATTGAAATGTACGATTTGCTATCGGCTTTATATAGAGAATCTCAGGATTTAAAATAAATTGAAAATAAAACTTTACTTTTTAGAACTATCGTAGTATAATATAATTTAAATTGAAATTTAATGAAACACAAGTGGAGATATAATGAGAAAAAGAAAACCAAATATAACCATCACTGGCAAAGCCAGAATCAAACCTCTATCAATGCCTCAACTGGAAAAATTGTTGGAAACAACTAAACGTCCACGAGACAAAGATAAAATCATAAACCGAATGAAAATCTTAAAAGGAAAACAAGTATGAAAAAAATGTTATTAGCAGCAGTAGTTGCAATGTTAGTCGTAGGTTGTGCAAGTAATGGTGATGTTGCGGATCTTCAATCACAAGTAGATTTATTAAAAACTTCTACTGCTGTTCAGATTGAAGCATCTACAGTAAAAGCTGGTTCAATGTGTACTGCTCATTGTGCAAAAGGCGAGAAAGAAATGAATGATAAATTGGATTCTTTGTTTAAGAAATCAATGACTAAGTAAAGTTATATTCCATCTAACGCACAAGGTGTGCGGTCGGTCTGTTAAACCGTATGAGCCTGGTCCGATTCCAGGAGATGGAGCCAAAAAAGAAAACACCTCAGAGGTAGGGAGATACACTCTGATTAATGGTGCAGTAAAAGTCTGTAATATCTCCCCCTTTAATAAAACACATTCGACCTTGATCAGGTTCAGCTGGATTGCTGAGTAAGTGCCCAATGTGCTATGCTTAACACGGTTCAATTCCGTGACAGAGTGTGTTTTATTAAAATTTGCGGATGTAACTCAATTGGTAGAGTATCTGATTTCCAATCAGAATGTTGCTGGATCGTACCCAGTCGTCCGCTCCAATTTATTGGGGATTAGCCAAGCGGTAAGGCAACTGGTTTTGATCCAGTCATCGGTGATTCGATTTCATCATCCCCAGCCAAACTCATCTACCAGTGGTAGAAGAAGAGGTTGCCGTATCGTCCGGCATTACAATAGGCGACCATCATATCGGGGGTATAGCTCAGTGGAAAGAGCGATGTAATAGCATTACATAGGTCATAGGTTTAATCCCTATTATCTCCACCAAATTAAAGTTTTCTTAAATTATATTGATATTTTAGACTACAAATTTTAGAACAAGTTTTTCCTTGATTAGTATGATATTTGTTACATATTATACAAGGTTGAATTCTTGAAAATTTTAGTTTATTGTGAGGAATTCTACCTTTTGATTCTGCAACAAATTCACCAGATACTACTCTGGGATCAGATGTAGACATAGTAATAATATCCCCATTTGTATTTTTATATGCAGCTCTACCTTTTGAATGACCAACAAATTCACCAGATAATACTCTAACATCTAATATATTGGTTCTAATTATGATACCATCTTTATTTCTATAAATTCCCATATTTTTATTTGGTGATATCAATTTTGAGATTTCTATTTTTATTTTTTCATATAACCTAGATGTAACTTTATATTCTCTTGTTCTGATATCATTAGGTGATTGTTTATTACACATAGCCCAAAAAGCATAAATTTGTTTACCGCCATAGGCTTTAGCTAGTAGGTGGTGTGCTATAAAATGTTGACGTTTTGTTAGATACACAGAATTCCATTTATAAGTTCTAAATGATTTATGGTTTGGGAATAGGTCATTGGATTTAGGGCAAATATGATGTCGTTCAGTGACACCTACTTCCTTTTTTTGGTGTTGGAATGATAGTATAAACTTGTGGTATCTACCAAGATAGTGAAGATTATGAGGTTTGCTAGAAAGCAGAGTATAAATATCGTTGCTGGTCATATTGATTCCTGAATTAATATTTGAATGATTAGAGTTAGTAGGTTCCGACACCGTGACTAACACTTATTACTATTTATAAGAATTGAAAACTCACTAAATAAGTCTTTACTTATTATAATAGTTGTAGTATAATTAATTATACATTGAAAAAGAGACTATATTATGAATCGTCAAATAGATATTTTATCCAAATTACTAGCTTCAGAGAACATAGATATTATTAGATCGGCAGTTTCTACTGCATCTTTTGATATTGTTAACCGAGTGCTTACTATTCCTAATTGGCAGGATATGACACCTACAATAGAGAATATGCTTTGTTTCCATGAAACAGCTCATGCTCTGTTCAGTCCTATTGAACTTCTTGTCAATGATTCTAAAACACCTAAATCTTACATCAATGTTATAGAAGATGTTCGCATTGAACGTAAAATCAAATCAATCTTTCCTGGTCTTCGTAAAGATTTCATTCAAGGTTACAAAGAATTGAATGACCGTGACTTCTTTAAGATTGCCAATCAAGATTTATCTAAGTTGAATCTAATTAACAGAATCAATCTTTACTTCAAATCTGGTTCAACTTGTGGTGTTACTTTTACTAAACAAGAAATGGTTTTTGTTGAACGTGCCAAAACTTGTGATACTGTTAATGATGTTACTACCCTTTCTAATGACATATATGCTTTTTCTAAGGCTGATTATGAAGACAAGAAAGCAGAACAAGAAGAGCAACAAATGTCACAAAATTCTGATGATTCATTTGAAGAATATGAAAATGATGATTCATATGATGATGAATATAATGACGACTCTGAGGAAGATGAAGATTCAGAAGTAACTGAAGGTGATTCAGACGATGAAGAATCGGATGAAGAAACAGAAGATGATACCGCAAATGATTCAGGTGGTAGGAGTAAAGAAGAAAAAGAAAAAGAAGAGGAAGAAGCCTTAGAAGCCTCTACTCAAGAAGCATTTGATGATAATCTTGGTAACTTGGCTGATACTGATTTATCTATTATCAACCATACAACTGAAGTTCCTTCCGAGTTTCAAAATCCAATCGTTGGTTATAAACAAGTTCTTACTGATTTATCGGAAGACTATGTGATTGGTCTTGATAAAGGTTATGCTAGTGATAGAGAAAAATCAGTAAATGTTTTCAAATCAGAATCAGCTAACTATGTAAACTACCTAGTTAAAGAGTTTGAAATGAAAAAATCTGCAAGACGTTATTCAAGAACAACTATTGCCAAAACTGGTGGTCTTAACGTAAACAAGTTATTTGCCCATACAATATCAGATAATCTATTCAAATCTATATCAACCGTAACGGATGAAAAGAACCACGGTATGATCTTTCTACTAGACTGGTCTGGTTCAATGTGTGGAGTTATGGAAGATACTCTTAAACAAGTTATCAATCTTGCTTCATTTTGCCAAAGATCAGGTATTGCTTATCAAGTGTTAGCATTTACTTCACAATGTCACAAACACAGAATTGATGCTAGTAAACTTAATAGTTCTATAATATCTGATAATTTTAATCTTATAGAGTTGTTTTCCAACAAAATGTCAATAACAGAATTCAACAAAATGCTTAAGTTGGTGTTATCACGACCTTGGCAGTATTCAAGAGACTATCGTTTAGGCAATACTCCTTTGAATTCTTCTTTATTGTATATGGTTGATTACTTAGGTAAGTTTACTAGAATGAATAATGTTGAAAAAACTTCATTGGTTGTTCTTACAGATGGTATTTCAAATACTTTGATGGTTGATAGTAGTAAAACCGACTGGCAGAAAAAAATACTTCATAAGTTAAGAGATACAAAAACTAAAAAGGATTATGTATTTCCTTTATGTGCTAGTGAACAAACCCAGTTTCTTTTGAAGGTTATCAAAGACCGTTACAATATTCCAGTAATTGGTTTCTATATTGCTGGAGTTAATAAACGTGAAATATTCAATTTCATTAGTGAATTTATGAATCCTGTAGGAAGATATGGGTATGATAAAATGTATGATAATTATGAGAAGATTAGAAGTAGTATTAGAAAAACAGGTGTTTTCACTTTAGAAACAACTGCTTATGATGAATTATACTTCCTCCCAGCATCAAATAACAAAACATCTACTGTTGAGTTAGAAATCAAACCAAATGCTACTGCTTCAGGTATGGCTTCACAGTTTAAGAAGTTCCTAAACAATAAGAAAACCAATCGCACTGTCCTTGATCAATTTATTAAGTTGGTGGCTTAAATAAAAGGTTGACAATATGAATACCATAGTTTATAATAACTTATAAATTAAATAAACCAAGTGAGAAAATATATTATGAATAGAATTGAAAAGAAAGTTGCAATGATGAATCTTTTATCTGAAATGTATCCAGATACAATTTCATCGCTTACATTTACCCGTAAACAAGCCGATGAATGTGCAAAACAACTATCAATAATTGTCGGTAAAGAAGTAAAATGGTACAATATCAGTAATGTTGAATTGACAAGATTAACTCGAGGTGTTTATGCTCTCCCAGGATATACTGGGGAAATAAAAGAAGTAAAAGTAGTTGAGCCTAAATTGACTGTTGTAAAAACTCAAATATCTAATGATATTTCTGAATCCCTTATTCCTCCAACTGACCTAACTTATGTACCATTCGGTATCCATAAAGATGTAGAAAAAGTTATCAAGTCTAAAATCTTCTATCCCACATATATCTATGGCCCAACTGGTAATGGTAAGTCTACCACAGTTGAGCAAATATGTGCTAAACAGAATCGTCCAATTATCCGAATCAATCTTAACAGTATGACTGATGAAGACCAGTTGATCGGAACCAAAACTTTGACCGATGGTAATGTTGAAGTAATTGAAGGTCCAATTGTTCGTGCTATGAGAATGGGATATGTGTTATTACTAGATGAAATTGATGCTGGTAATGCAAATACTTTACTTTGTTTACAACCAATTCTTGAAGGAAAACCATTCTACTTTAAGTTGAAGAATGAAATGATTATTCCTGCTGACGGTTTCAACATATTTGCTACTGCTAATACAAAAGGTAAAGGTTCTGAAGATGGTCGTTATATCGGCACGAAT